ATTCTGGGGCACATCTCCAGAAGGAACCCGTCAGGTCTACACGTTCACAGAGATCCTCACCGATGACATGGTAGAGCAGTATGTGAACGACGAGTTAGTCGACCAGTACCCCAACACAATCGGGCGCATCCCGATTGTGCACATTCCCAACTCGTCTATCTCATCTTCACCTTGGGGCCAATCGGATATCTGGGACATCATCGGGCTGAACCGTGAGTTGAACGAAAAGATGACCGATGTGTCTGACATCATTAACTACCACGCTGCACCAGTAACCATCATTACTGGCGCAAAGGCCAGCCAACTAGAGCGTGGCCCTAAGAAAGTATGGGCAGGCCTCCCTAAAGATGCCCACGTTTTCAACCTGGAATCACGGGGTGAGATGGCCGGTGCGCTGGAGTACATCCAGTTCTTGAAGCGCACCATGCACGAGATCACTGGCGTACCTGAAAACGCTCTTGGGCAAACCCAACCAATCTCTAATACCAGTGGTGTTGCGTTGGCTATCCAATATCAGCCGATCATGAACCGTTACCACATGAAGCGCATCCACTTCACCAAGGGGCTAGAGGTGATCAACGAACTGATCATCCGCACCGCTGCGGTATTTATGCCCGAGTGGTTGATGTATAACCCGTCCATTGCCGAAACGCCAGAGCCAGACCAGGCAACTCAACTTGATCCTGCTGACCCTCTTACCTACAGGACCGAAATCCACTGGCCAGATCCCCTGCCTGTTGATGTTCTTATCAAACTCAATGAGGTACAGGCCAAAATGGCTATCGGCCTGGAATCAAAGAAGGGTGCCCTTCGTATTCTTGGCGAAGAGTTCCCCAATGAGAAGATGGCAGAGATCTTTGAAGAACTTCGTGACGACATGCTTGATCAAGGTGCACTTGACATGTTGAGAGCACAAATCAATCAAGGCGTCATGTTGGCGACCGGCATGATCCCCGGTCCAGATGGCACCGCCAATATAGCCTCTGCTGGAGGTGCTAATGTAACAACCGCCAGTGATGGCGGAGGCCCTTTGCCAGGTACCCAAGTATCTGACATGGGTGCCGGAATGGTTAACAACCTTGTAGCAAAGGCATACGGTGCACGCCTCGCGCAACGCCGTATTCCTGACGAAGAATAAACAGACCTCAACAAAAGCCAGTACACGAACAACTACTCTTAGGAGAAATCATGACAACTAACTTCAACGATGGCATCGTCATCCCTGTTGAAACTTCAAATCACCCACCCCTCACCCCTGACGAGTTGCGGGCTTTGCAAGCAAAAACCTTCACTGAAGACGACATTGTAAAGGCTCGTCAGCAAGAAAAAGACAAACTTTACAAGCGCATCGAAGATGCTGATTCACGTGTGAAGTCCATGGAAGAGCAACTCGCCACTCTGACTTCAGAGCGAGAGGCTGCCATTGCAGAGGCCGCTGAGCGGGCACGCAAGGAAGCGGACCTTCTTCGTCAACGTGAACTTGAAGAACTGTCAGCAAAGGAACTCATCTCTCGTACCGAAGATGAGTTCAAGGCTCGCCTCAACCAAGTTGAGCAAGAGTGGCAGGACAAGTTCCAGCGTATGGATCAAGAGCGCCAAGCGCAGGAAGCCCTCCTTGAAAAAGAGCGCTACATGCAGGCTGTTGAGTCATACCGTCAGCGGCGCATTGCTGAAGAGACCGAAACCATTATCCCAGAATTGCGTGATTTCGTCACGGGTAATAGTGAAGAAGAGATCGACAACGTGATCGCTACACTTCGTGATCGAAGTAATGCTATTATTGAGTCAATCCAACAAGCGACTCAGCCTACTCGCCCCCGTGGTGTGCCGGTAACATCGCCTCCTGTTGGGCCAATGGATAACCAGATGGAGTATCAGACGTTTACTGCTGAGCAAATTCGCTCAATGCCGATGGACCAGTACAGAGAAATGCGGGACCGTCTACTAAAAGCCCGACCACAACAACGCGGTCGGTTCTAACCCAACCAATAACCCATCCTCGGAGGATATCCCATGGCATTTCCCGGCCCCGTAGGTGGCGCAGTCACCGGTGCAGACCTGTCGGCAATTACGACCACAGGCTACTCAAGTGACGCCACCCTTTCACCAGCAATTCAGACTATTTGGTCCAAGGAGATCCTGTTCCAAGCAATGCCAGTGCTGCGCTTTGAACAGTTCGCTGTGAAGAAGACTGAACTTGGCGTTATGCCCGGTCTCACGATCAACTTCATGCGTTACAACAACCTCTCAGTTGACCAAGCCGCAGGCGCAACCCTTACTGAAGGTGTGCGTATGGAGCCTGTAGCCCTCTCGGCTAGCCAGATCCAGATCACCGTCAAGGAACAGGGTCAGGCCGTCGCCGTTACCGAACTGCTGCTCAACGCATCATTCGATGACGTAATGGCCTCAGCCAGCCGTCTACTTGGTCGTCACATGGCCACCAGCATGGACATCCAGGCTCGTAACACCCTGTACGCTAACGGTGTTCCTTTCAGCGGTGGTTCAGCAGTAGCCCCCAGCGTGGTGTTCGGTCGCCGTGTTGTTGGTACTCGCGGTTCACTCAGCCCATACGACCCAGGCACCCTTGGCAACGGTTCAGCCCCCGGCTACCTCAGCCCCGCTACCGTCAAGGACGCTGTGGAAGTACTTTCGGGCCAGAACATCCCACGCCTTGGCGACACCTACGTCTGCTTCGTTCACCCCGCACAGGCTCGCTCACTCCGTGACTGGCCAGAGTTCATCGAAGTCACGAAGTACGCCGCCCCCGGCAACTTCATGCTCGGTGAGATCGGTCGTATCTACGACGTGGTGTTCATCGAAACCACGCAGGTGGCACGTGGCCTCAGCGGCATCGCTGGCGGTATCTTCACCGACATCGACCCCGGCCTGGCCGGTAACCAGACCATGGCCGCTTCCGGTGGTACCAACAGTTACGCCGCAGTCATGATCGGTGACAACGCCTTCGGCCACGCCATCAGTCTCCCGGTAGAACTGCGTGACGGCGGCGTGATCGACTTCGGTCGTGAGCACGGCCTCGCCTGGTACGCAATCTGGGGCTTCGGCGTCATCACCCACGAAAGCCGTGTCATCCTGAACACGCTTGGTGGCGCTATCGCTTGATAGCACCCAGCAGTAAGTAAAGAGGGGGGGTGGTGCTGAACCACCCCCCTCTTTCTGTTATCATGAACTGTACCCAATCCAATTACAAGGAGTAGCAATGCCTTCAAAGAAGAACGTCGTTGAATTCGCTGAAGAGTTTGATGACAACGAAGATGAAGTAGTACTCGCTGAGGAAACTGTTGTAACACAGGATCTCAAGAGTGCACGTGTGAAGGGCACTTGGACGATGTTCTGGGGTAGCGCCCATTACGACTTTGAAGATGGTAAGCGGTACCGCATCCCCATGGACCTGTATCAGTACCTAAAGTCTCGGTCTTGCATCTACGACACCCTGTGAGGATGGGCTTATGCCTTTCATTATCCCCAATGCCTTAGACACTACTGGAGGTCAGCGCTACGCTGCTCTAGACCAGGCAGAGCCGGATTCACTTGACTTTGAAATCCTTGGCAACAACACCTCTGGTGTTCTGTCTGGCTGCGAAGTAACCGCTCAAATCTCCGGTGGCGATACAGTCAACGTATCTAGCGGTTACGTGGTGTTAAACAGCGTCGCTTACCCTGTTGCAGCGGTGACCAACCAAGGCCTAGCCAATGCCCCAGTAGGTAACCAATTTAACTTGGTAGTGGCCCGTAAAAAGGCTGATAACACCATTGAAATCAGGGTCATCCCAGGCACCGATAGCACCACGAACCCGACGTACCCTCGCAGTATCTCTCGCATTGATGGTGCAACTGTCGGGACTAGCACCACCATTGACCCTAACACCGACGTTGTACTCGCAGCGGTCTACCGTACCGGGTCGTCTCCTGTCACCAAGGCCAACGTCGTTGACAAGCGGGTATCGGTAAAGTCAAACGTGTCGTTCCAGGGCAGCACCGTTCCAGACAACAACGTTGGCTCTAACGGTGATCTTTACTACCGGACTGCTAACCAGGTGTCCTCGGGTGTCTATGTTAAAACGAACGGCATTTGGATTGAGTTGGCCAAGTATCCAATTGATCCTGGTGTCCCCATTGGCACCCCAATCATGTGGCCCCACCCCACGGTCGATCCAAATGCTGCTGTGTGGGTTGAGGCTAATGGAAGTGCAGTAAACCGCGCAGGAACATATGCTGACCTATACGACGTGATAGGCACTACCTGGGGGGTCGGTAACGGGACAACTACCTATAACTTGCCTGACTGGCGAGGTTTCTACTTGGCCGGTCTACCAGCGTCGGGTGCAACCATGGGCACCGCTGCTGGTGCTCCTAACAACCTAATCACGCTCTCAGTTAACCAACTGCCCGCGCACGCTCACCCAATAACTGCCCTGCCAACTGATCCTGCTAACCCACACGTACATGCTATTACCCATACCCACACCGGGTCAACCGGTCAAGATGGGGACCTGCACACCCACACCTTTTCGGGCACCACTAGCACGACTCAATCTAGAACAATGCAAAACTTGATCACTACTAGTGGTTCCGTACCAGGGTATGCCACCAGCAACTCCGTAAGCGCCGTTGATTCACCTAACAACAACATCGCACACGACCACCCCTTCAGCGGTAGCACCGACAACGCATCAGGAAAGCACCAACACACAGTATCGCTACCCTTTACGGGAGACTCACAACCAGCCGGACAGCACTCTCACGTGTCTAATGGGAACACCGACCCCGTTGGGAGCAGCGCAACAATTAACGTGGCTCCCCAAACTCATTACGTTAGGTACTTCCTGCGGTATGCCTAACATCACTACGCACCCCACAAATCCAAATGATGCGATTGTGCGCCGTATGGTGATGTCAGAACGGTATCGCGATCCACAGCCTGCGATCAATGAGCCTTATCAGGACACCATTCCTGAGGTGAGTTCAGGAGACACCTGACCATGGCGACGATTGACGACGTTACGACTATTGCCAGAAATTACCTGCGGGACTTCCCCCGGTTCTTTCAGACTACGTTTCCAGTGGTGGGCCGCACCTACCAACTAGGCCACCCTAACGTTGACACCACGAGTCTCTATGTAGCCAAATACGTACCTGGTGCTGGTTCAGCCTCTGTAATCTCAACCACAGAATACTCACTAGACGAGCGTAATGGCATCCTACGGTTAGCATCCACACCGGCGTCTACCAACAGCATCATGGTAGAGGGGTACCACTACGAGTGGCTTACTCCCTCAGACTTGACCTTCTTTGCAAAGATCGCAGTAAACAAACACACCTCTACTCTGAACGTCCCCCTCGGTGGACTTTCGGAGGTAGTTGTAGACGTAATTGGCATGGCCACTGTGGTGGAGGCCCTGTGGTCGCTCCTTACCGAGTACAGCCGTGATATCGACGTGATTACATCTGAGTCCGTGCACATTCCTGCATCTCAACGTTTTCGTATGGTGCAGTCTCTTCTGGGGCAGTGGGATGAAGAGTATCGCCGTGCGGCCAAGGCTCTCAACATTGGGCTTGAACGTATGGAGGTGTTCACCCTTCGTAGGGTCAGCCGCACCACTAACCGCCTCGTTCCCCTCTACAAGGCCAAGGAACTCAATGATTACGGCCCAATGGAACAGTTGTTCCCACCAATTGACGATGGTCTGATCGAACTCACTCAAAAAGAAGACGATCTTCGCACCGATGTATACATCGACGGTATGCCCCGATCTGGTGGTCTTACTCCTAACGCGTTCTTCTAAGGAGGTGTTGTGGATACTCGTCGTGAACTGGACCTAATCCATAAACACTTCATGGGTCATCACAAGTCGGTTGGGGAAACCGTCGTGTGGTTTGAGTTCAGACCTCTTGCGGCCTCTGCCTCAGCAGGCAGCCTGTACGACGATGTGTATGACGAGGGTACCCAGTCAACCGGTGGTCGTAGTTACAACACTGGTGTAGTGCTTCCTGTATTGCTGGCCGCTGAAAACGAAGACCAGAAGAGGGCCATCCCAGAAGGCCGTCAAGTGGTGCAAACCATAGATATCTTCATTCCTTATCGGGCAATGTTTGAAGCAGGTATCTCAAACCCTTACGAATATCGTAAGCACCTAAACGATTTGTTCCTGTATGACGGTAGGTTCTACTCAGTGTTCAACTACCGAGCACGGGGCCGTCTTCGTGATGAAGTGTTTGTATTGGTTAGTGGTCAAGAGATTTACATTGATCAAGAGTTAATTAATGATCCTGGCCCAGAGCCTCTTGGTATCAAGAACCCGCCTTGGCCAACAACGCTTCCTTTAATAGGCTAATATAGAGGTATTCATGATGAGCGTCATGAGTACCATCTGCCTAGAACCTAAGGAGAGTCCATGGGGACTCATAACTTATCGTTAAGTTCTTCAGGTTCTTTCATCGCTGGCTCACCCACTCTCGTTAACTACTTTGAGTCCTATGGCACTCGGTACACGAAAGCCCTGCAGCGAGCGGTCACAGACGCTGCTCAAGAGTACGAGCAGAAGGTGCGGTCACGTGCACGATCCGCATGGGGTGAACTGGCTGATCACATCACGGTAACCGCTAACCCCGACTTCTCCCTTTCGTTCGCCATCGAAGAGGGGTATGAAGATCTAGCAGTAGAAAAAGAGTTTGGGAGCCTTAGCGAATCCCCCGCCGCTGTCCTTCGTATGGCTGCAATTAATGCCAACAACGAACTCGCCGCTCGTATCCAGTCGGACGTGGACCGGTACATGTCATGAACCCAGGGTTCCTACTTGCCGAAGACGCCGCCGTCAAAGAGCGCTTTACTGGGATCACCGTAAGTGATGACCGTAAGGTGAGTCGTCCCGTGAAAGTGTTCTTCCGGTACCCAGAGGGGGAAACCGAGAAGGAGTTCCCGTTCATCACCGTTGAGAACATAGGGCTATCACACGCACGCAACCTGCAACACTCTGAGCAGACTTACTACTACAACCCATCAAGTTCCGAAGAGTCCGTTACTTCTTTGAACTACTGGCCCTCAGAGCACGACCGTGCATGGCTGGAGGCTAATGATGGGGACGGTCTTGGATACTTGAGCGCTGAGTCGTTTGTGCCTGTGTACTTGACTTATCAGATCTCAACGTATGCACGAAGTGCCCTACATGATCGTCAGTTAACTGCCAGCATCCTCAAGTACGTAGCACCGTTTCGCCGTGGATCTATCTACGTTTCAGAGGACGATACGGTACGCCGCTTCGACATGCTGGGGTGGACAAATGCTGACGTACTTGACCAGGAGGCTGGTTATCGAAAGCGTATCTTTCGTAAAGTTTACACAATTCAAATGACCTCTGAGTTACCCACGTCCGAACTCGTTAACGTTAAACGTGCTGCCTCAGTTATTGGTACTATTAAGAACGCAAACAATTCGGATATCCGTGTCCCATACGCCACATTCTCGGAGGAGTTCTGATGCCCGCTTACCAAAACCCCGGCATTTATGTAACCGAAAGCCCACTAACCAGCAACGTAACAGCAGCCGACAATGCTACGTCTGTTGCAGCCTTCATCGGTCCCGCTCCACGCGGTCCAGTAGAGGCCACCCTCATCAACTCTTGGGCTGGGTATAAAGCCCTCTACGGTGACATCAGCACCAGCTTTGAAATGGGCTATAGCGTGTACCACTACTTTGCTAACGGCGGTCGTGATGCCTACATCGTGCGCGCACTGTCCGGTAGCGCATCTACCTCAGGTGCAAGCGTTTCTTACTTCCCCACTGGAGGCTCAACCTCTGGCACCCTATTCACCGCCAGGGCGGTAAGCCCCGGTATCTGGGGTAACACCCTTTCTCTTGTAGTTAGCAACGGCATAGTGGCTGGCAGCACCACTCAAATCCCCACGTTCAACCTGACCGTGAACATCAGCGGCGTTGAGGTAGAGCGTTGGAACGAAGTATCGACGGACCCAACCAGTAACCGTTACCTTGATGTTGTAATTAACAACTACAGCAAGTACATCGACGTTACTACCACTACTAATGCCAAGTCGCCTACCACTGGCTGGACGTTCAACAACAACACTTTCACCTTGTCAAGCGGTACTGATGGCGG